ATCCCATGTCTGTGCTGCGTCGCGCAATTCCCCTGTTCGAGGGCGCCGTGTGCTTTGCCGATAATCACGGCGGCCCCAATGGCAAGGCCATTCGCGACATCGTTGGTTGGTTCTCCAATGTCACCGCCGAGGAATCGCCCATGTTCCAGGGAATCACGGCGGACTTTGACATTTTGGACTCGCAGGGATGGTTCAAGGACATGATCGCAGAAGCCTGGTCTCGTGGTAAACGCAACCTGGTGGGGTTCTCCATCCTGGGAGATGGCGCCAAGCGTTTTATCAAGATGCCCGATGGCCATATCGCAAGGGAGGTGACATCTATCGATTCGCTAGTGTCTGTTGACGCAGTGTCTCGCCCTGCCGCTGGCGGGAAGTTTCTCTATCCTATAAGTGAGGACATTGACACCATGGACATTCAAAATCTGACCCGTGAGGAGCTTCAGGCGCTGCGTCCTGACCTGTTCGAGTCGGTGGAGCAGACTGAGGCGGAGGCGACGCCCGCTCCGACTCAGCCCGACCCGGCCATTGTTACCGAGATCACCTCGTTGCGCGAGACCCTGTCCGCGCTTCAGGAATCGAATCGGCGCATGCAACAGCAGGCGTACCTGGATTCGTCCCTCAAGGAATCTGGTCTTCCGATCGTCTTTCAGGGCAAGCTGCGCAAGCGCTTCGAATCGCTGACCTTTACCGCTGAGGAATTGCAAGAGGCCATTGCCGATGAGAAGGCCGCGCTCTCTGAAGTGGTTCCGCCAGATCTGCCCGCGTTCAGTCGCATTCGTGTTGGCCTTGATTCTCGTGACAAGATCGATGCGGCTATGGACGGCATGTTCCAGGGGCGCGACGTGCTCGTTGAAGGCGGCAAGATTCCGCGATTCCACAACCTGCGCGATGCCTATGCTCGACTCAAGGGCATCTCCATCTTCGATGTGCGCGCGCAGAACGTTATCAATGAGATGGCTCAGCCCTTCGATTCGGGCCTGCGTGAGTCGATTTCCTCGACGGATTGGGCCAGCGTCTTTGGTGCCAGCATGACGCGGCAGATGCTCGCCGAGTATCGCACCAAGGACTATGAAGAATGGCGCAAGGTGGCCACCTGGCAAGTCCTCGACAACATGAAGCTTCAGGAACGAGTGCGCATTGGCGGATATGGTCTGCTTTCCACGGTCACAGAGGGCGATGATTACGGCGCGCTCTCGTCTCCGACGGATCAGAAGCAGACTTACACGCCCACGCTCAAGGGCGGCCTGGAGACGATCACGTTTCAGGCCATCGCCAACGACGACATGGGCGCCATTCGCCTGGTACCGCGCAACCTGGCCCTCGCTGCCAAGGTGACGCTGTATCACGCCGTATTCGACATTCTGCCGACCAACGCCGCGATGGGGTACGACTCGACGGCGCTGTTCCACGCCAACCATGCCAACCTGGGCACATCCGCGCTATCGGATAGCACGTTGGAAGCTGCCAAGGCAGCCATGCGCGCCCAGAAGGTGCCCACTGGGACCACGGATGTGGCCTTCCTGGACAATGAGCCCAAGACCATTATCGTGCCATCCGCTCTGCGTCGCACGGCGTGGGACCTCATCAACAATGAGGTTATGGTGTTGTCGAGCAACTACAATGCCACAATGAAGAACCCGCATTACCAGACCCTCGAAATGATTGAGGTCCGCCACTGGACCGACACGAACAACTGGTATCTGGCCGCAGATCCTAGGGCCGTGCCGGTCATTGAGGTTGGCTTCTACGGGTCAGAGGAACCCGAGCTCTTCAATGAGGCCGCCAATACGGGCAAGAACTTTACTGCGGACAGCGTGCGTTTCAAGGTGCGTCATATCTGGGGCGTAGTCGCGCTCGATCATCGCGGCCTCTACGGTGCCATCGTGTCATAATCTTGAGGGCGGGGACAATGTCCCCGCCCCACCAGAGGGCCAAAATGACCTATCTGCTCGCTGACTATATCGCCAAGGTGCGCACTCGCTTGATGGAAGTGGATTCCTCCTTGGAGATCTCCGAGGAGGATATCAAGTCCGCTATCTCAACGGGGCTTGCCTATCATAGTCGGTTCATCCCTCGTCGTGTGGTTGCTGACCTGACCAGCACAGGAACCTACGACTTGGCGTTGCGGACTACTTGGGACGCCTCTTTCTCGACGATCATTTCCATCGAGTACCCGTTGGGAACGCAGGTGCCAGTGCTGCTGAGTCCCAACAACTACATGATTTATGCCTCACCCACAGGGCAGGTGTTGCGTCTACTGGGGACCACTCCGGCTAGTGGAGCCAAGGCGAGAGTCACTTTCACCGCGCCTCATAGCGTAACCTATGAGGAGTCCAGCATCACTGACGGCGACTTTGAGGCGGTATCGGGCATCTGCGCTGCTATGGCCGCGCGCATCCTGGCCGCGCGCTATGCTCGCGCCTGGGATCCGACACTCATGGTGGATGTAGTCAATTTCCGCGCCAAGGCGCAGGAATACCTCTCGTTGGCGCGGGAGCTGGAGATCATTTGGCGAGTGAGTATGGGCATAGGCGACAAGGGCTATGGACCAGCGATGACCTATCGGGATTGGGACTCGTCCTTTAGCACGGGTGGTCGACTGCTTACCCACCCAAGGCACTAGGTGAACAACGTGGCCAGTCACTACTTGGAAATATCCGCTGCCATCAAGGACATTCTGGAGACCGTGGAAGGAATCGGCAAGGTGCTAAGCACCCATCGCTATACGCGACAGCCGGAGTCCTTTCGCGAGTTCTTCACGTCCTTGGTGCCCAGTGGCTCTGCGCAAGTAAACGCCTGGCTGATCTCGCGTGTGCGGGTTCCCATAGAGACAAAGGGCCTTCCCATCCGCGAAATGCGATGGCGGCATCAGTTCGTCATCAATGGATACACTTCGCTACGCGATGCCGATGGCAGTGAGGCGGCTTTTCAGCAACTAGTGGATCGCGTGATCGATGCGTTGCTGCCGCACAAGCGGCTGAACGTTCCTGACTATGTGGAATATGCCAACGAGCCGCAGTGTACGCAGATCAATCACGATTGGTTTGGTCCCGTGCTCTGTCATCACTGCGTCATTTCCCTGGAAGTGCTTCAGAGAGATCGCGTAGAATGGGTGGACTAATGGCACATCGCCTTACCAGGGTTATCGCTCCAAGTTATGAGATGGCGGCTAGCGGATACTACAGAGTGGTCCTTCCGCTGTACACGCTCAACAAACAGGCGCGTGTTCAGGCTGTATGGCGTGGGCAGATCGACGCCACCGATGAGCAGCTTTCCCAGGACAAGGAAGCACAACGCGCTCTATTGGGTCTGCTTCAGTGGGCCGATATCTATATGCTGGAGAGGGAATCCCGAGAGTCCTTTATCGCCATTCTGCGCAAGGCCAAAGAGTTGGGCAAGCGCGTGGTGATGGACATTGACGATCACGTCATCGACTTTGTCCATATCAACGAACCCACAGTGTCGTCTTACTGGCAGAGCAATCTCGCGGGTCTCATGGCGGTCATGCGCGAGGTGGACGAGATGATCGTCACCACCCCTCGCCTGGCCAGGGAATATCGGCAATATATTGCCGATAACGCCTCCATCACTTGCATCTCTAACTATATAGATGCAGATCATCCGCGCTGGAAAAAGGCCTACCGCCTACGCCAGGAACGACAGCCGGATGATCTGCTCACGCTGGGCTGGATGGGAGGACCCACGCACCTGGACGATCTGAAGATATTGCATGAGCCACTCAAGGCGGCCATGAAAAAGCACCCCATTCGTTTCAAGTGCGTGGGTCTACAACCAGATTGGCTAGATGATCTGCCACAAGATCGCGTCATTCGCGATAGTGGCTATACGGCCATCGATGACTATCCGTCTCGTTTTTATGACTTTGATATTGGGCTTATCCCCTTATCGCGCACGCCGTTCAACGATATAGGGAAGTCCGATCTCAAGTTTCTGGAATACGGCATCTTGGGGATACCTTCCATTGTCAGTCGTTCACCCGCTTACGAAAGCGCTAAGCACAAGTCGACCGCCTGGGTCACATCTAACGACGCCTGGCCGACGGCCATTGACGCGATGTTGCAGGTGCGCGATTCCATCTCGCATAATGTTCGTCAATATGTCATCAAGTCCCGCTCGATAGAGCATAACGCTTATCGCTGGGGCCGCGTATTCGACGCTGTAAGGAGACGCTACCATGGCTAATTCGAGAAACTCCAAGTTCGGTATCGCTAGAGAGGCGACATGGGGCGATGCAGCGGCCCCTCAAGTCATGCTGCCGGTAGATCCACCATCGATCACCGATAACTTCGAGACCCTGCTCGACCAAACAGTGCGCGGAATCAACGTGATGGACTTTGGTTCCTATCAGGGAGTAGGAAGCGTTGAGGCTTCACTAAGCGGCATCTGGTTTCCTGAGGAGGTGCCCTTCATCCTCCTGGCCATGTTGGGCTCGGTGAGTTCTACGGGCACAGCTGCGCCCTACACGCACACCTTCACCCTGGCCAACCAGCCGCCGTCGCTATCCTTCCAGGATGAAGGTGCGGTATATCCTGAGGGCGGAAACGCTCGCCGCTATGCCGGTATGCTTCCATCATCGCTTACCCTGACATTCTCCAGTGAAGAGGGTCTGCTTACCTGGTCGGCTGACTTTAGCGGCAAGAGGGGCACTGCGCCAGCCAGCGGTTCCATTCCCGCAGATGCCACCAATCCGCCTTTCAGGGGATGGCATGGCACCATGACCATCGCTGGAGCGCCAGCCACGCGCCTGATCGATCTGGAGCTCACCTTCGAACGTGAGATTCAGATTCGCTGGGGCGCCGACGGCACGCAGTATCCTGTGGCTGGACACTCAGGGGGCATTGCGGTCACCGGCTCTATGACCCTGGACGCCACAGCGTCTACCGAGCTGGACTATGTGCTCACTCACGCGGAGAACGCCGTGGTCATCACCTTCTCCTACGGTTCTGGTGCTGGTGAAAAACAACTATCCATCAGCATTCCCAGGTTCAACTGGGGCGATTCCCCCGCAGAATTGGACCGTAGCGCGGTGGCGATCACCCTCAGCTGTACGGGTCGCGCTATCTATGATCGCGATACGAGCACCTTGGTCACGGCGACGGTGAAAAACTCTCGACAGAACTACAATGCGGCATAGGCACGCAACACGGGAGATGGCGACGTGCCATCTCCCGTGTTTTTATTTACATATTGACAGGCTATTCGCCTTCGCGTAAAATAAAACCAGGAGGCGAGCATGCCCAGCGGCGTCTATGTGCGTTCTCAGCAATACCACGGTTACAAGACCAAGCGATACTGGGCGACGATCTCCAAGCGCAACGTCGACTATCGCTGTGCCTCTTGTAAAGATCGGTTTCCAGAAAATCGTCTCGTCGCCATTCCGCTGGACAACGTCCTTCTCGACGCCGAGGTGCTTTGTCATAAATGCCATGCCGCCCGCGTTATGGGGACGCGCGTCCTTTTGCCGGACGAAGTGCTAGACATACTCAACTCGCGTGGCATTCCCGTATCGTTAGATGACCTGATCACCTGGAGGCGCAGCGGCTATCTACGCATGGGACCACATGATGCCATCGCTCACAGCGATCTACATCGTGTGGCCGTCCTATCTATCTATCGGGGACGGTCCAGTGAAGAGATAGAAGATGCATTGCAGTTCATTCCCTATACGGTGACCGTGTGCAACCTGGTTACGGGGACCAACGAGAAGGCTACAGTCATCGCCGAGATGAAAGGCCCTCGACATTCATGTAAAGTGCTGCTGGAAGGCGGCTTTATCACCACTAAGGAGAAATAACACATGCCCTGGATCAAGGACACCAAGCGACGAGTGACTCTGGCCGAGATCGGCTATCCCGATCTCTACATCGACTTTCGCAATCCGGCCACAATGAAGTATGGCGACATCGTGCGCATGGAGGAGATCGCCACCGATGGAATGTCTCATGAGGATGGAGAACGCGTCCTCGTTGATTACATTCTCGATTGGAATCTAACCGATAACGAGACCGATAGTCCGTTGCCGCTGCCAACCAAGGAAGATCTTTCTCCGTTCTATGCCCTGCCATTATTCGTAATGATGTTTATTCGTAATGTCATTCAGGAGATGGCTCGCGAGCTGAACGAGGAAACGCCAAAAAAAGTGAGCGAGATTCCGCTCGAAGCTGTCTCAAAGGGATTCGCGGCGCCAAGCCACCCCGCTGGCTAATCGAGAACATCATTCTCGAAAAGTACGGATGGACCGAGCGGGATCTCTACGAGCATAACTCGGCGGGACGTATTCAGACCATCATTGCGCAGATGGAACTGGAATCACAAGTGGAGAACGAGCGGCGCAATCTCGAAAAGGCGCGTAGCAATTTCGAAAGGATGAAGAGGAGATAGGTCATGCCTCTTGCGGTGAGATTCCGCGTGGAGTTTTTCAACGCTTTCGTTATCGACACCCTGATGTCGATCGACAGGCGTGGCATCTCCGGTCATCAATTTCTGGTAGAGCAGTTCGGAGACGCGGTTTACGAGTATTTCCAGTCCGCGACCATCCTTGTTCGCGATGCAGTCAAAGATATGTATGAGAACATTCCCATAGGGGGTCGCGCCCTCGTATCGAAGTATACGGGGACATATGGGAATCGTGTACTAAGGCGGCTAAGGGTACACACTACAGATACCTGGCCATGGGCCTATGTGGGTCTCTATCCACAACCAGGGCATGTTCCCACTGTCGGTAGCCGCGATGAACAAACCTACTTTCTTGAATTTGAGTTCGGTCGTGAGCCTGGCAAGGAAGACTTTAACACGCTAAGAAGGAACCTCCGTCCGTGGGTCGCCAACAAGCTTATTCCTATGGGCGGGGTTCGCGACATGGACAGGTACAAAGAATGGGATAACGAACGGGTTATTGAACAATTGACCAACGCTATTGCCCGAAAGATATATAGGGATGGCTATAGCGGCGCGCATTTGTTCAGTCGGGTGTACGATGCCGTGAATCACGGAGAAATTCGTGATGAGATTGTGCGTCGCAGGGATATGATTGTCGACGCGATCAACAAGGGCTTCGGCACTGACATCTCAACTCGTTATGGTCCTCCCAGCGAGTGGACATCGACTCAGGGCGATAGGGGAGAATACCTCGGCGGGGTATTCCCATCGCCCTTCACCATTCAGGGAGCTGATCTGGAGCTAACGTGACAGACGCGCAGATAGGGCTAGAGTTCAACGTATCCGATAGCGGAACAGAGAAGATACAGTCTCTTTCCAGGGATCTAAGGGGGCTTGTGTCCCTCTTCGCGTCCGTGCGCGACGCCGCCTATAGGTCCAGCGCGGCCCTGAACTCGCTAACGGCCACCAAGCCTGGTTCCGGCAAGCGAACCAAGGATTTGGCTTCCGTTCAACAAGCGCTCAGGGAGGTTGTCAATCTCCAGGGAAGCATTCCCAAGGATGTCTATGAGGCGATGCCCCAGGGGGCGCGCGATCTCTTCAAGGGCATGGTCGCCGACCTGGGCAAGGCGCTTGATGCTCTCAGCGGCACAGGGCGCATTACCAAGGACATGGTCGCTGGCTTCCGCGCCAGTGGCGAGTCCTTGGCAAACATGGCCCAGATAGAGCTTCCCGTCTCTAACTTCGAGGAGGCGCTCAAGCAAGTTGGCAATCTCTCTCTAGAGGGGGATCGCTTTCTGGACGTTGTCAGGCAACTGAGCGCGCCCACCAAGGAGCTTGTGACTGAGCTCGTCAAGGCTCGCGCCAAAATGGGATATTTCGCCGAGGAGAAGGCCACCGCCTTTGAACCGTTTGCCGTGCGATCGGCACGAGACATGTCTCGCGCGCTGCGCCAGTTCAGTGAGCTGGGAAAGCGGGCCACGAACGACATACGCCAAGCGTTCGCCAGGCAGCTCACTGAAGGACTTGAGGAAGGCGTGGTTACTAGCGATCTGGGTGAACGCATTCGCGCCCTAGTTCAGCAGGTATCTCGTGAGGATCTTTCAGCGCAAGCTCTCGGTGGCGTGATGAAGGCCGCTCGTGCCACCGCAGGATCTCTGGCCAAGCTCGTCGATGAACAGGCTGCCGTCAGACATGCCACCATTGACGCCACTGTCGCCATTATGGATCAGGCGCGGGTCATGGGGGGAAGGGGCGGAGGCGGACCACCGCGTTCTCCCTGGGATTATGGCGCCTTATCTCCCATGCCTGGTGGCGGACGCCCCATACGACCACTGAGCACAACTAGCATCACCGGCTTTACGGGCACAGTGGCGGACCTGGACGCCCTGCGGCAAAACGCCATGGCTTTGCGGCAGGAGCTCTACACAATACCGCCGGCCATATCTCGCATTATCGCCTTGCTGAGTTCCATATCTGAGGGCGGAGCCATCACCACTGAACGGCTCACTCAGCTCAAGGGGATTGTGGATCTGTCTGACCAGGGACATATTCGCTTTGGGCAGACGTTACAGGAACTGTCGACGCATATCAGTCAGGTGGTGAGTCAATACGAGATCTACATATCGGCGCAGAGGAGAGCGCGAATCGAGGCGGGCGAGATACTTAAGGAAATCGTGCGGCTCAAGTGGACTCCCAAGGCACTGATGCCCGAAGGGGATGAGCCTGGCCTTCTGTCTAAACCTACCTTGACGTCATATGTCTCTATGCTCGCCCAGATACAAAAGTTGTCTGAGGGCGCGGGAACCATTTCCCAAAAGACCATTCAGGATTTCATGTCCACCGTGCGGCATCTCGGCACAATATCGGGCGCTCCCGTCGAGGAGGTCAACAGACTGATAGATTCCCTGGCGTCTCTTTCCGAAATGATAGTTGAGGCCGACACCGCCTCAAGGCACGCCGCCGCCGAGGGTCTGCGTCCGTTTCTGGACACTCTTCGGCAGCAGGTGGAAGCTGTCAAGTCGGTCTCTCCGGAGATGAGCAAATATATTGCCAGTCTCACCAAGGCCTCAGCGGGAGAGATCTCAAAAAAGCAGCTCACGACATTGCTACAGCAGGCGTCTATAGCTACGCAGGCCATGACCGGCGAGATTGACGAACAAGCAGCGACGATCATGTCCTCTCATATACCCGCGATTGAGGCGCTGATTGGATCGTTCAAGCGGCTTCTTGAGGAACAAAAAGCCAATGCCCTTGTTAGAAGGGGCAGTGAAGAATACACCCTACAGGAAATCAACAGATTTCGCATAGTGCGCTCCATATTCCAGGGCGGCATGGTCGGCTTGTCCATCCTCAATCGTTCGTTCCGCATGTTGGCCTTCAACATGGTCTTTCTGGAAACGGGCATGTACAAGCTGACCTTGGCCGTTGGCGCTCTGACCGTTGCGGTGGGTCTGCTCTATAGTGGAATTGTGCTGGTAGTCAAGGCGGTTGCAGCCCTGGCCAAGGTCGCCGCCATGATTGTCGCCGGGCCGCTTGTTCTCATGTATCGTCTGTTCAGGTCCATTCTGGGACTGATTCCCAATGTCGTGCACGGCCTGGGCAACCTGGCCAAACGAGGACTACAGCTGGTGGCTGACACCGCCAAGGGCATGGTTACGGGCGCCTATGAAGCCATCACGCGCATGTCCAATGCCGTCATCAATGTCGCCCGTCGCATTATCGGTGCGGGAATAAGTCTGCTTTCGCGCGGCATGGCCAAGATCGCCGAGATCACCAAAAAGGGACTGACCGAGATCACGCGCAAGGCCGCTGACGTTGAGGTCCTCACCAACAAGATTAGCGCGTTCACCAAGACCCTGGCTGACGCCCGTCAGGGTTCCCAATTCTTCGCTGAACAGTCCATGTTGACGGGGTTCGCCATCGACGACCTGTCCGATGCCTGGCTTTCCCTGGCTCGCGCGAATATCGGGCAGATCACTCCTGAGATGTGGCAAGCCACCCTCAACATGGCCGCTGGCGCTGGACGCACGGCGGCAGAGGCTGCGGAGGCCATTACCGGCGCCATCGGCGAGCAAGGAGCTGCCCTCACCTCCCTGCGCGAATGGGGCGTGCGGGCAACTGAGGCCGACAACGAGCGTCTCACCTCTATGGGTCGCCTAGCCGCCGCGCAGGAGATCTCCCGCAGGGTCAATGACAAGTTCACGGGATCGCTAGCTCGTCAATCCGTGACCTTCGATAGCCTGATAGCTCGCATCGGGGCCACCTGGAATGCTATCAAGGCCACGCTGGGCGCGCCCATTCTCAACGATGTTGTCATTCCGTTACTGGCCACTGTGACCAACCTCACTCAAGAAGTCTATTTTCTCGTGAGGGCATTCGTAGAATGGCTCAAGGTCTCTGGCATATGGAATAGCGCTCTTCAGGTCTGGAAGGACACCCTGAATGAGTTTTTGCCCACCGCGCGAGAACTGTTTACCGTGTTCAAGATGGGCGTCATTCTGGCCCTTTACGCTGCTGTGGCCGCGTTCAAGTTGCTGGGCTATGTCGTGCGCTATGTCACCCAGGCTATCGCGGGACTATGGTCGTGGGTCAAAAAGTGGGTCACAAGCAACAAGGTTCTGTCTGACTCGTTGCGGCAGATGGCGCAGGCCCTCAAGGAAATGGATTGGGCCAAGTTCGTCCAGGGCGCCAAGGACATGATCGCCAACATGCCCGATGCGCTCAAGAAGTCTCTATTGCAGGCGCTGGGTGGGTTGGCCACCATTCTAGCGGGGCCTCTGCTGTTGCTCGGCGCCCGTCTTATTGGCATGATCGTCGATGGCATGCTCACGGGCACTTGGGGCGATGCCCTGACCATCGTGGGGCTAGAGCTCGCCGGGCTGATCCTGTTGGGCTTCTGGAAGATCTTCAATTTAGGCCTGGGAGACGCTCTGCTCAGGGTCATTGAGGGCATTGGCGAGGATATCACCAGTGGACGTTTTGCCGTCGCTGCCATCAAGGTGGGTCAGCTACTGCTCACCTCCCTGTTCAATGGCATTGTTCTGGCGGTAACGCCGCCGAGCAAACGCAATGAAATCAACGAGTGGCTGCGTAGCCGCACCAGCGAGATGTTTGAAGGTATTGAAAATGGGCCGAACGACCCCGCGCAATTTCAGGGCTTTGCCAAACGCATTCTGACTGATGTCATCGATGCCATCAAGACCGAGGGATTACGCACCGGCGTCGCAGTCACCGTGGGGGCTGTCGCTGCCGCTTTGGGATTTCCCGTATTGGGAGTGGCGCTCACCTCGGCGATGCTAGCGGCATTGCCCTCATCGGATCAAATAAATGACTCGCTTACCAAATGGCGCGTGACCGTGCTAAATCACGTGCTCAACTTGCTACGCGACAACGCTCCTGATGTGTGGGCGGCACTGGCGGACTTTGTCATTCCGACACGTGAGGGATACCACGATAAGACCGTCCTTGAACGTTCAGTGGCTCTGGGCGAAGCTGTCGTCAGGGCTATCGCTACGGCTATCACTAACGCGCTGGAATCCGAACAGGCGCGAAATATCATTGGCGCGGTAGGCGATGCCGTCGTGAGCATCTTTGAGGCGCTGAACAGGACGGGCATAGGCGCCATCGCAGGCAGACTGGCTACCGCCGTGGGAAGTCTTATCGCAGACGCCTTTGAGATACTAGCTACGCCAGCCGTGCAGGTCATGGAGTATGTCGACAACATGACCGGCGAGATGGTCACCGAGGTCACGAGCAGCGGAATTATCGGCAAAATAGGCGCATCCATGCTTTCCATGCTCACCAAGGTAACGGAGTTCATCAAGGGATCTGACCTGATGGCGACCTATGGAAGCATGCTGGGCGAGATCCTTGAGGGCGCGGTGGACTTTATCACGGCCAAGGATGCCAGTGGCAAGAGCATTATTGGAGAGTTGGCCAAATCCCTTTTGGGCGCTCTCGGAGATGCCATCAAAGAGGCGTTTGGTCTTGGTCCCGATTGGGACCTGGACATAATGGAAAATATTGGCAAAACCCTTCCCATGACTGGCCTCGCAGGGACATCCGCTTGGGCGAGGATCGGCAGGAATGTCGTCTTGCCGTTCATCGAGAACATCAGGCAAGCCTTTTCCTGGAAAGACGCTCCCACCCCCGAGTTGCAAGCCGCCGTGGATGCCGCTAGAGGATTCGGCGTGGCGCTACTGGGCAAAGATGGCGTTGAAGGGGGTCTGCAATATGGCTGGGATGGTCATTCCCTCAAGCCCTTCATTGAACAGAGCATTCTCGGTGCCATCGCCACCCTATTTCTGACCTCAGCGTTGGAAGCTTCCAACTGGGGCTATCAGATGATGCTCAACATGGAAATGGGCGTCGGATTGGCCTGGACTTCTTTCCTATTGCCAACGCTGGAGATGGTCAATTCTGTTATCACCACTCTATTCACGACCTCGGCATTGGAGGCTGCCAACTGGGGCTACCAGATGATGCTCAATATGGAAATGGGCGTCAGCCTAGCTTGGATCTCCTTCCTATTGCCGACGCTGGAGATGACGCAGGCGAGCATCACCGAGATCTTCACCGTTGACCTCAATGCATTTTCCTGGGGCCTGGACATGTTGAAGCATTTCGAAGAGGGTGTATCCTCGCGACTCAACGCGACCCTGAATTATATGCGGGAGGTCGGTAGCAAAATTAAGGATGCCGTGCTCTCTGGCATCGGCGAGATCGTCATTAGACCCCGCGTCGATTGGCCCAACCTACCTAACGGCGGGGTTGTTACAAACGTTCCGGCGTTCGCGTCGGGCGGTATTGTCAGACGTCCGACACTGGCCGTTGTGGGCGAGACCGGTCCTGAGGCTATCATTCCACTAAGCGCCATGAGGAGCAATGGAACGTCCGACATCAATATCTATGTCACGGGTAACTATCTGCTTGATGACGACCAAGCCAGCGAACTCGCCACCAGGATCGCTGACAAGGTGGATCGCGCCCTTATGAACCGCGTCAATAGGTCCTACAGGATCGGGTTTGTGAGGTAGTTTATGGCCTCCATTTCCTTGCTCATCAACAACATAGAATATCGCAACTACGTGGACGTGACCTCACTCTCGGTCATGGACTCCATGGAGTCCAGCGGGGACACGTGCGAGTTCACCTTGGATTTGCCCATAGCGTCGCTGTCCTCTGCCCCCGTGCCGCCGGTGGGATGCCCGGTAAAGCTCACTTGGGGAACTACCGTGCACTTCTACGGAATACTGGGCAGCGCGGTCAATAGTCGCGGCCATAATGCCGAGCACGTGGTCGTTAGGTGTTCCTGTCATGACTTTGTGCCCTGGCTGGATTCCAAGCTCATCGCTACGGCTAGGCCAGCGGAGATGGCGGGCGCTCGTATCAAGGCCCTGTGCGCCTATGTCAATTCCATGCTGGGGTCGTTTCCCTTTACGACCAACAACGTAGATGACGGCTATCTGGTGGCGCAGGAAGACTATGACTATGTGTCCTTCTCCAGCGTGCTCAACAGTCTGGCCGAGACCTGCCACTACATGTGGTACATCGACCAGAGCATGGACATTCACTTTATCGCCGAGGACACGTATAAGTCGCCGCTGCCCGACAATAGACTAGATCTGGACACAGAGCTGGCGGTCGGCGACGTGTCCCTCACCACGGACATATCTCAGATCAAAAATCGCATATATGTTAAGGGATATTCTCAAAAGGGCACTAACGAGTATGCCGACGGGCCTTACACTCCTGGCGAAAATCAGACATTCTACAAACTGAGCATGCCCCCATTCGATGTGGAATCCGCGCGCGTTGTCGTCAACGGCGAGGCAGAGGAACGTCTGGTGCGTCTCGATCCACTGGACGGCGCACAGGAAACCATCGACGGCAACGAGGGCGAGGTGCTCATCTGCACGTTCAACATGGGAGCGCGCTTTCCGCTAACGGACCTGCCACAGCAAGCCTTTACGGTTTACTACTATCCCGAGTTGCCCGACAGGATATCCATGTATGAGGACATCGATTCCATAAGATATTTTGCCTCTGTAGAGGGCACCTCGGGTGTACACGAGTTTCTCATCTCGGTTCCCGACATGAAAGTGGAAAGCATTGATCCGATAGCCGCCATGGGAGAATACATGTTGCGGCGTTACGCCTGGCCTCTCATCACGGGATCGTTTGTGACCTATGAGATTCACGGATGGAAGCATGGTCAAATGTTTCGCTTACACAGTACCGACCGAGACATATACGACATACCGACGTATGCCAAGACGGGAGCTAAACGCGATCCCCTAATGTTTGTGGTGAGCGTATCGCGCACATATCATCCCATACGAGATCCTGAAAGCGGGGACCCCACTATTATGGCCAAGGAAACCGTGACCTTCAGCAACAGTCCATTTGGGAGCCTATAATGACAGAGCTCAAGACATTCTTGGGGCGTATGTTCGACAAGGTGAATCGCGCTCCCAAGTCTCCGCATCGCACGCTGACCACGTTTCTGAGCCAATACGATAACGTGGTATCTAGTTGCGTAGGCGTGACCATAGACATCAAGTACGTGAATCCCGACTACGATTATTCCGTGAACTGTGGAAACGACATCGTATTCACCAAGGCCTTTAAGTCCATGGTTGCTAATTGGCTCGTAGGCAATGCCATCGATAAGCCCGCCTATATATCCATTGGCAGAGGAACCACCACCGATGAGCCGGAGGAGCTAACCGCCCTCGTGGACCCGTTCGACACGCAGCCCGTGTCCGCAAGCGAGGGAAACGTTGTAGAGTCCTACGCTCCTAGGGTTTACTCCGTGTTCGTTTGCAAGTCGTTTGTGTTTACGACGTCCTTTAGTCCAGCGGGAAGATCGTCCAGCGATCCTATTCGCGAAATAGGCTTGCTGGATTCAGAAAATGTATTGTTGGCTCGCATGCAATCCGAGACGCCCTATTGGAGTTTTCCCGATGTCTATATTGACCCGTTTACAGTCGAAATTTCCATCACTCTCGGCGTCACATAAAGTGGTGTTCGACTCGTCGCTGGATAGGGTCGCTTACAAGCTGTGGACCGAGTGGGCTGACGAGATGCAGGGCACGGCGCCGAGTGGTGTCACCCTGCCAAGCGGTATCGCCGTGGGCATGGCGTCGATGGATATGTCGCGGTTCACCGACTCGTTTGATGACGGGTCTATGGATCCACGCTGGCTGCCCATACGCACAGATGACAACGTGGTCGTGCGCGAGATCAGTGGGGACATTCGCCTATCGGGGTTGAATGAAGGAGATCTCGGTGGCGTCGTAACTTCCGTGCCGGTGCTGCTTGCCGGGCGCTGTTCCTTTGGGGCCACGTTCACCAATACCAACAAGTATAATGCAGTGGGGATTGCTGTAGCGCGCCTGATGAACGGCGCCCTGACCACAGACTATTATCTGTACGAGTCCTATGCCGATATGTCTGTTTATCCTGTGGCTCCTGATCGCGTGCGGATACTGCGCAACGGGGAACAGATCTACTTTGCGGAGGTGGCGAGCCGTCGAACTAATCTCTACATCCAGTATGACATGGGCAAGATAGACTTTGGTGGCGGTTACTGGATCATATCTCCAACTTATAGCGAGAACTATGCACTATCGTCGCCCGTGGTCTACTGCTACGCCTTTGCCAAGCGCCAGGTGGGTGACAATGCTACCACGGCGGCTATTCATCTGGCACGTTTCTATGCCTGGGATAGATCAAAGCCTGGCATCGGTGCCACGCACATCATTGGCGAGGCCGCCCGTCGTCCTATCGACATTGTCGAGATCTATCAGGGTAACCAGGTGCGTCTCAACGCCGAGTTCGACAAGGGAATTGCCACTGGGCGTTGGCGTTCTATGGCCCTGACCACAGGAGATCCCATTGAACGAACGCTTAGCGAATGTTCCAGCGACATAGGGTGGTCCACCGGCGCGGGCAACATCATTGACCCGTCCATTACGGACTATGCGTCAGGAACGAGGGCATTGTCGGCCTATGGCACAGCGCCGGTGCGATTTCAGGCCAGTTCCCTCAACGCCGCTACGGGACTAGAGGACGATTTTGGGAAAACTCTAAGCGTTGCCTGGGAACGCGACGTCACCGGCGGCTCCCTGGTCTATGCCATGGACAGCTCCCTGGTATGCGATCCGAGCGATGCCTTACAAGTCGCGGGCATAGTCAGCGCGGTTCCCAATGATCTGTCTTCCTGCAACCTGAGCGTGGACATCACA